GCTCATAAACACGATCGAATGATGGACAGAGCTCGTACCGCAGATACAAAAGCAAAGAATAGGGCAACAACATGATTACGTTTAAAGCTTACATAAACGAAAATGCTACAGCAGCATTAAAGAAAAAAGCAGATAAGTCTGGTATGCCTATGGGTATACTTCGTAAAGTTTATAATCGAGGCGTAGCCGCATGGAGAACTGGTCATAGGCCTGGTACTACTCCACAACAATGGGGTTTAGCAAGAGTCAATTCATTTGTTACCAAATCATCTGGTACATGGGGAAAGGCAGACAAAGATCTGGCCGCGAAAGTAAGAGGAAAGTAAATGCCACAGTCAGCAGATAGAAAACCAGAAAGATACATTGGTCCAGACGGAAAATCAAAAATTCGTATGGTTCCTGTCGATCGAGAAATCGTCAAGAAAGAAGTGAAAAAATATACACCTCCTTCTCAAGCAGATATTGATGCTGACAAAAAGAAAGACCGTAAAGCTCAAAGAGCTGCAGGAATCAAGCGACCTAGCATGACACCTGGAAGCTTAAAGCGAAGACAGTACAGTGGTTTACTAGGTAAACTTAAAAGAGAATCAACTGATGAATCTATAAATGAAATTTCTCGTAGCATGACGCCAATGAGTAAGAGATTCGGTAAAGCTATAGATGCTAAAAAGTTTGATACGTATAAGAAGCATGTTAAGAAGCATAATGTAGATGAGCCTTCAGTTCGTTTTATTGATGATAATCCAAATCATATGCAGGCAAAAAGAGCTATGAAAGATAAACACATGGCTCAGGCAGTAAAGTTATATAAAGCTGCGCATAAAGAATCAGTGCAAGAGTTAACAAAAGAAGATCCAGACGTCTCGCTGGGCCGAGCACGGAATAAAAAACAGTTTACTCATGCTGCAGTTGATCATAGAGGGCACGTTGTTGGATTTTCCAGCGGTCCAAGTAAATCTACTCATGCTGCAGTTGGTAAAGACGGAATAGCTCATGGATTTGCAAATAGCCACAGCGATGCAAAAGATGTGGCCAGAATAAGAAATAAACGTAGGCCAGGCTCGAGCAGTGTTGTAAAACTAAAACACGTAACACTAAAGAAACCTATATCATACAAAAAGGCTGACGGTTTGCTAAACAAACCACTTAAAGAGTATCACCATGATCAGCCAACGCAACCGGCACAAAAGAAAAAACCAGTTGCTGAACTTTCAATGAGCATGAAAGATCTTACTAAGACAGGTTTAAATAAACATGCATCACCTAATAAAGATAAAATTAGAAAAGGTCTTGATGCATTGAAAAAAGCTGGTAATAAAAAAGCAGATGCTGAAGCCGGTGAAAGACTTAAGAAGTTTAGCGAAAAACTAAAAGTTTCTGATGGCATGGGTTCTTGGATCAAAGACTTTCAAGGTTCAGATGCACCACAGTTTAAAGGTAAAGATAAAGAAGAACGAAGAGACATGGCAATAGCAGCTTATCTATCAGCAAAACGTGGCGACAGATAATGAAAACATTTAAGCAGAATAGGGCCGATGAGATTGATCAAGTTTGTGAAGAATGTAATCTGTATGAAGATATGGAGATTACTGAAGCAGAGTATCAAGGTAAAAAAGTTAAATTGAACGATCCTATTCGTACTTCTGAAAATCCTAATAAGAAGTTTAAAGTGTACACAATGGGTCCGAATGGTAAAGTTGTAGTTGTTCGCTTCGGAGATCCAAACATGGAGATTAAGAGAGATGATCCAGCTCGGAGAAAATCTTTTAGAGCAAGACATAACTGTGATAATCCAGGACCAAAGTATAAAGCAAGATACTGGTCTTGTTATCAGTGGCGCGGTGGAGCAAAGGTAGATAACTAATGGAGTCATTTAAATCGTTTTCAGAAGGACCGGCAAGAGCTAGGCTACTCAAGATAGTCAATAAAGCCAGTGGTAGAACAGACGCAGATCGTCAAAGAGATGCCGCAGCCGCAACTGCTCGGAGAAAAGAAGCTGATAAAGATCTTGCAAAGTTTAGAAAAGCAAATAACATGAAAGAAGGTAGCGGTAAACCAGAATCATGGGAAGCAGGTTATAAAAGACGTGTTGTAAAGACTACCAAGCCAGAACATAAAGATAAAGGATATAATTGGAGAATCAAAGGTAAAGATCGTCCTGAGATCTCAATTAAATTATATAAAGAAAAACCATCGCAAGCACAGTTTAATAAACAGATGAAGCGAGTCGCCGGCCACGAGTTTGGCGGGTAATAAATAGGTAATAAGATGTCAACCACAAACGCAAGATTAGACAACATCGAGAATAAACTCGATAAGCTAGCGGAAGCTATGGTGGCTATGGCGCGCGCCGAAGAAAAATTAGTAGGATTGAAAGAAGATCATGATCGAACTTATGAAAGACTTAATCGTTTTTCTCAAAAGTTAGATGAGATCGAGAGTAAAGTAGATGATAACGCACGAGTAGTGCATGTAATAAATAAACTATTCTGGATAGCAATGATTGCTGTTGCAGGAGCATACGCAGCCCAAGTTTGGATGTAAAGGAAACCAAAATGAAAACTAAAGACATAAAAAATGTTGCGGCAGCTTGGGCCGAGGTCCAAGAAAATCAAAAAGCAGCATTAGCAAAGAAGCTAGCAAAATCTGCGGCTTCATCAGAAAAAGGAAAAGCAGCGGTAACGTTGCCAAAAGCACCTTTTAAAATACCTGGTAAGAACGAAGCAAATGAAGCAATGGACCCTGTAGATAAAAAAGAATTAAAGGGTAAACACTCAGACCGTAAAGACAAAGACATCGATAACGATGGAGACGTTGATGCGAGTGATAAGTTTTTACACAAACGTAGGAAAGCAATTTCTAAATCAATGAAAAAAGAAAAAGAAGTTGTTAACACCAAGCCTGAATTAAAAGATAATAGTAAAGATACTGAAATGTCTGAAAAGCAAGAATCACGACGACCAATCTTTGACCGTATCATGGAAAAAGCAGGAAATCGTGCTGACCATGTAAAAGGCGCAACACCACCTGAAGCGATTGATTCAAAAGCATCAAAAGGTGAAAAAGATTTCGTAGCAAAACATGGTGGTCTTGACGGAAATGATTCTGGTATTGACGGCGCTAAAGCAGCAGCAGATACAATAAAGAATGCAGCAGCTGGAGTTAAAACAGGACCTGGTCGTCCAAATGACAATAAGAGCGGAGACAAAAGCGTAATTAAATCAACCGAAGCATAAGGATAATGTAATCATGGCTATAAAAGGACCGAAAGGCTCACATCCAACTACAAGAGGATGGATCGACCCGAAGACGGGTGAATTGTTAAAATCTCAAAAGATTCCGGAATCATTTATTGCGGGGTTCTTTGGAGCGAGAATAGAAGAAGAAGTTGCTCCACCGCCACCAGCGCCTGAACCCGTATCACATGTAATGTCTGACGATACGTTGGAAATGCACGTAGATGGTGGAGATTGTGATTGCGAAGATTGCGATTGTGATCCATGTACTTGTAAGATGAGCAAACGTGAACTTGAAGAATACGGTAGAACTGTAGGAATTGAGTTAGATCGTCGTAAAACAAAAAATGGAATGTTAGAAGATTTAAAAGCTTTTATGAACGCCTAAATAGACTTGAATAGTCTAATTAGGTATTGAAAATGAAAATTGAATTATCAGATGACAATCTGTTTATATACGCTGCGAAGAATTACTACAATCCAAAATATATCGACGCAGAAGAATTTACAGAAGATTTAAATAGATTTAAATATATAAAAAGATTATGTAATCGTTATATTGAAACAGGTACATTAGCAGAACGTTTAGTTTTAAATCATTTAATCGTTGTCTTTAATGTATTTGGTATTGAGGCTGCATTGAATATTTTAGAATTAAAACTTAATGATAAACACTGGCCTATTGTGAAACCATTCTTAATATTTTTGGATTACATTCGTAATGATCAGTATACAAATATCACTATGGATCAAACCGTAGTAGATGCACTAAGGAAAATTTAATGGGAATTATTAAAAGAGCCGGTGATTTAGTCTACACCTTTCGATTCCTTAAATTACTTGTCACAGATTTTAAGGACACTAAAGCGTTTGAGCTCGGCCTTATCGATGAAAAAGGTAAGAAACTTAAGAAACCAGTTTCTGCTGATGAAAGGGATGTCTATACACCTTTTCATAGACTCGTTTTCAATATAAAAAAATTAATACCAGCAGGTAAGATTGGATCTTATGCTTCAGCTCTTTACTTGTTGAAAGACCATTATAATATAAAAGATGCAAAACTAGAACAAGGTTTGAAAGACTTAGGTCTAGACATGAGTGATATTATGGTGGAATCATCACAATGGTTTATTCTTGAGGATGGTAGGCTATCTCCAGGAACTTATAAAGTAAGATATGAAAAACTATTGTGTAAAACGTTGGATGAATATGTAAATCCTAAGGACGGTATTCGTGTAAGCGATGATGCTTATCCGGTTGGTGATGTATTAGGAATGAATATATATGAAGCGATTCATATAAAAACAAACCAAAAAGTATACGTAACAGTTGATGAGTTAATCTAATGAAAAAAGTAGAAGAAGAATCTCCAGCAACATCAATTGGTAACGCTTCGGTAGCATTGCCACCAACAGCTAGGTTTAAAACTACAAACGTAACAGATCGTCGTAGGCGAAAAGATAAACATCCAATTCTTTTGAAACGATTTAGAAAATATATGGAAGATCAGAAAGATGCTTAGATTATATCTAATGCTATTCATAATCGGATCCTTGAGCGCTGCTGGTTACAGCGCGTATACATATTACATAACGACTCAGGAAACGATTCGTGTTTTAGCAGGTAATAATGCGAAACTTGAAGTGGCAGTAGCAACAAGCGAAGAAGCAATAAAATCTTTAAAAGAAAATTATGCTGCTGTAATGGAAGAAAATAATAAAATTAATAAAGCATATGCGGACATCCGTAAACAGAACAGTAGGTTATCAAGTAAACTTGCAGATATGGACTTAGGTTTATTAGCAGTTGAAAAAACCGATAGCATTGAACGAGCGATTAATAGAGGAACTCTAAACGCTGGTCGGTGTTTTGAAATATTGTCTGGAGCGGAACTAACAGAGGATGAAATAAATGCAACTGACGCGCAACAATTTAATAAAGAATGTCCTTGGCTTTGGCCTGGTCCTAACCCTGATGGGGTGCAGTCTAGCGGGACAGCCACCACGGGAAATAGCGGTTAGCGCTAAACCTGTAGAAAAACCACAGCTTAATCTGCCTCCAGTAGATGAACTCAATATGCGACCAGTAGATTGGGTTATTATCACAGAAGAAAATTTAGAACAAAAACTCATAGAGCTTCGTGGCACTGGTCAACCTATTGCTATATTTGGACTTACTGGCGAAGGTTATGAGAATCTTGGTTTAAACTTTAGTGATATACGCGCAATGGTCCAGCAACAGCAGGCTATTATTTTAGCTTACGAAAGTTATTATAAGAAAGCTGAAGATGCTTTAGAAGGTGCGATGAAACCTGAGTGATACTCCATCCACCTTAAAGGATACCTTTAAATTATATACAGTTTTTCTAAAAAGTAAACCCCCTTTATGAAATAAAAAATATTTTTCTTTTTGCTTCTATAGGGGTTTTCAAAATCCGAAAAGTAATATATAATACTACCAACAAAAAATGACTAACAACATATAGCATGCATTTTCGCGTGTTGTATTTTTTTTATACTGTTTTCTAGGAGAATATACATGCTCAAACTTATCCCAAACAATCCAGACAGAAACACCCGTGCAATGATGTCTGATACTAAATTTTATGAAGGTTATAGTAGATGGGATGAAGATAATGAGCGTTACGAAACATGGGAAGAAGCAGTTACCCGTGTTATGGATATGCATCGTACATATTATAAAAAGAAAATGTCACCTGAACTATCACAGCTAATTGATGAAGCTGAATCTCTTTACAAATTAAAGTATGCTCTTGGCGCACAACGTGCTCTACAGTTTGGTGGTGAGCAATTACTTAAAAAACCTATGAAGATGTATAACTGTACTTCAACATATGCAGACCGCGCAGCATTCTTTGGCGAACTATTTTATATTTTACTTTGCGGTGCAGGTGCTGGATTCTCTGTACAAAAACATCATGTTGCAAAGATGCCTAAAATCCAGGAACGTAAAAAACAAGCAAAAGGTTTTAACATAGAAGATTCAATTGAAGGTTGGGCAGATTCTCTTTCAGTTCTAATGTCTTCTTATTTTGTTGGCGGTGGTACTCATCCAGAATTTGAAGGCCGTAAGATTTATTTTGACTTATCAGCAATTCGTCCAAAAGGTGCTATGATTTCCGGAGGCTTCAAAGCTCCAGGACCAGAACCATTGCGTCGTACATTAGATAAAATTGAACATATGTTACAAGGTATTGTTCTATCAGGTCGTAATACATTGAAACCAATTGAAGTATATGATATTGCTATGCATGCTGCTGATGCAGTATTGTCTGGTGGTGTTCGTCGTTCAGCAACAATTTGTTTATTCTCACCTGATGATGAAGAAATGATGAAAGCAAAAACTGGTAATTGGTTTATTGATAATCCACAGCGTGGTCGTTCAAATAACTCAGCTGTAATTGTTCGCAATGAAGTTACAAAAGAAGAGTTCTCTAATCTCATGACATCAATCAAAGAATTCGGCGAACCAGGTTTTTATTTCGTTGAGGACAAAGATTTTACTACAAACCCTTGTGTTGAGATTGGGATGTATCCACAACTAAATGGAAAGTCAGGATGGCAAGGTTGTAACCTCACAGAAATCAATGGCGGTAAATGTACAAGCAAAGAAGAGTTTTTCAAAGCATGTCGTGCTGCAGCTATTCTTGGTACACTCCAAGCGGGTTACACTAAATTTGAATATGTATCAAATACAACTCGTAAGATCTTTGAGCGTGAAGCATTACTTGGTGTTTCTATTACAGGATGGATGAACAATCCTGAAGTTCTTTTTGATCAAGAGATTCAAAGACAAGGCGCGGATATTGTAAAGCAAGTCAATAAAGATGTTGCTGAATTAATTGGTATCAATCAAGCAGCTCGTACCACCTGCGTTAAACCTTCTGGCAATGCTTCTGTGCTGTTGCAGACTGCCTCTGGCATTCACTCAGAACACTCACCGCGTTACCTACGACACGTGCAATTAAATAAGGAATCAGAAGTTTCACAACTAATTGCTGAGACAAATCCTTACATGGTAGAAGAATCAGTATGGTCTGCAGGTAAAACTGACTATGTTGTTGCGTTCCCTGTTATCTCACCAGAAGGTTCATTATATCGTGAAGAACTATATGGTACAAAGCTTTTAGAAAAAGTAAGCACTGTACAAAATAACTGGGTAGAGTTTGGAACCAATGAAAAGCTATGTGCACATCCTAAGTTACGCCACAATGTTTCAAATACTGTAACAGTCATGGATCACCAATGGCGTGAAGTAGAAGACTATGTTTTTGAAAATCGTGGTGCATATGCTGGTATATCTTTCCTTGGTGGATCAGGTGACAAAGACTTTAATCAAGCGCCAATGACAGAAGTCTTGACCGAAGAACAAATAGTGGATAAATATGGCAAAGCAGCGTTGTTTGCTGCCGGCTTAATTGTAGATACACGCAAAGGATTCAACGACTTGTGGGAAGCTACTTCCATAGCACAACTACCAGATGATAACCATGGAGAAGTTTCTGATATTCGTGCAGAATGGATTCGTCGTTTTAAAAAGTTTGCAGATAATTATTTTATGAGCGATACAAAAGAAGCCGAGTATTGTTTAAAGGACGTATTCCTTTTGCATAAATGGACTAAGATTCAACAGAACCTTGCACCAGTTGATTTTGCTTCTCAACTTGAAACGAAAAAATATGTAGATGTAGACACACTTGGTTCTGCGGCATGTGTAGGAGGTGCTTGTGAAATCACTTTCTAGTTTTGTAAAAAGTATTCCAGATTTTTGTATGAGTCATTGGTTGATTCGTATTCCACTTGCTATTGTATTCTTACAACAAGGTTTATCGAAGCTTCCATTTGATATAGCTGATGCGGAAGCCTTTGAACTTCCGGGATTAGTCTGGTGGTTTGTCATCTATGGTGAAATAGGTGCTGGTCTTGGATTACTTGTAGGTGGAGCTGTGTTAATAAAAGCATGGAGAGAACTCTATGATATTATAACAAGGTTTAGTGGAATTACTATTTGTAGTATAATTACTGGTGTGATATGGACCAGTCAACCCGAAAGTATTGTTGATGTATTATTATATGATAACTTTCATGTACTGTTATGGGTTGGTGGTTTGTACTTTGCTTTGAGAGGTAACAGAACATGAGTTGGATGGTAGTAGTATTATTTGGAACTATGATGGGTGACTTTTATATATTCACCACACCTACATTCGAGACTCGTCAAGAATGTATGAATGCACTTAATGATCCTGTTCAAAGATTACGCATCGCTCAAAAGTTAAATGAAGAATACGGTAAACCAATGCCTATAGAATTAGCAAATTGTCTTGAAATGGAACAAATAAAAGATATTCTAGAATCTATTAAACAGGAAAAACAAGACGTATGATAGAATGGTTCAAATTTCTAAGATCTAAAGGCTATCCATTCTTTAGTAGTATTGAATGGGCTTGGCATAATAAATCAAGATTCGAAGTTGAAGGCGAATGGCCATACGATATAAAACGAAAAAACAAAGAAGACAAAAGTAAACATAGACAACATACTACAAAGTATGAAGATCTTTGTATGTGAGAATGCAAAACAGAGGGGAGTTTGCTGGATGGGGAAGTTAAATAAAATCTTAGATTATAAAACTCTTAATCCTATACTTGACTACAAAAAATGTAAGGTAAGCTATGGATAAAGAATATTGGACCGAGTGCGACGTTTGTGACATGGTAACTTACGTCTTATTAGAAGAAGGAGATGAAATTCCAATATTCTGCCCGATGTGTGGTGAAGAATCACAATTTGAAGAAACTGAAGACGATTAATAAATAGCCTTATGTGGCATTATAATGGAAAAGAATTTGACGAGACTCCAGAAGAGTATCAAGGATTCGTGTATCAAATAACAGAAAAAGCAACTGGTATGAAATATATCGGTAAGAAGTTTTTCTGGAAACCAAAAGTTCTACCAAAAACTAAAAAAAGAAAACGTAGAGTCAGGACAAGAACTGAATCTGACTGGCGTAAGTATTTTGGATCTAGCAAAGAAGTGCAATTACTCGTAGAAGAGAATGGCGCTGATGCATTTCATCGCGAAATACTTATGTTATGTAAGACCAAAGGACAATGTTCTTACTATGAAATGAAATATCAACTTGAACTCGATGTATTACTTAAACCAGAAGAATACTATAACGCATTTGTTGGAGGAAAAATACATCGAAAGCATATTTTAGGTTTACAATCGGATGAAACTGTGGTAGAATAAACTTAATATGAATGGAGTTTGTAATGATTATTATTGATTATAATGGAATAGCTATTGGAAACATTGTTACTCAAAAGCTTGACATAGATGAAAACCTTATTAGGCATATGATTCTGAATAGTATTCGTATGTACCGTAAACGTTTTCATAAAGACTTTGGCGAAGTTGTTATTGCTTCTGACGCAGGTAACAACTGGCGATACAAAGCTTTTCCTAATTACAAAGCAGCTCGTAAAATTGGCCGTAAGAAATCAAGTATGGATTGGGACGAAGTATTTCGTATCACTAATCTAGTGTTTGAAGAACTTGGCGATCACTTCCCCTATAAAACACTAAAGATCGAAGGATGCGAGGCTGATGATATTATTGGCCAGCTTTGTTACAATACGCAGGAGTTTGGTCAATACGAAAAAGTTATGATTATATCTGCTGATAAAGATTTTGCACAATTGCAAAAATTTGACAATGTGTCACAGTATTCTCCTATGACAAAGAAATATATAAAAATAGAACATCCTAGGAAACAGTTAATGGAACTTATTCTAAGAGGTGATACATCTGACGGTGTACCTAATGTTTTGTCTGGTGACAATGTATTTGTAGAAGGTACACGTCAAACACCTCTTCGACAAAAACTATTGGATCAATTAATAGAAAATCCTGAATCACAAGGACAAGAAATATATCGTAATTTTTTACGTAACAAAAAATTGATTGATCTAAATGAAACACCTGATGTTCTAAAAAACGAAATTATAAATACATTTGAAAGCCAAGATACACATGATAATAAAGGCAAGGTCTTTCCTTACCTAGTGGCTAAACGATGCAAGAGATTGATTGAAGATATTGAGGACTTTATTTAGATGGTTACTAAAACTAGAACTATAAACGTTTATGAAGTAATTGAACTTGCTTCAAAAGCAAAAACGAAACAGGATAGAATAAACGTCCTTCGTGAAAACGAGTCTTGGGCTTTAAAAGACTTACTCCGCGGCACATACGATGATTTGGTCCAGTGGTCATTACCACCTGGTGATCCTCCGTATGAACCAGCCAAAGAAGAAACTGTACCTTCCACATTACACAATCAACACAAGAAGTTTAAATACTTCGTTAAAGGACTTGTGGGTGATCAGATGATGGGATTTAAACGTGAACGTATGTTCATTGATATCCTTGAAGGTATTCACCCAAAAGACGCTGAGCTTCTTATTCTTATGAAAGATAAGAAAGCATTAGCAAAAGGAATTACCAAGAAACTTGTAGAGGAGGCTTTTCCAAAACTTATCGTAAAATAATCATGTAAAAAAATAACAATAGGAGATTGCATTGACTGCTCAGTTTGATAGACTTAAACAAGATGTTATTGAATTAGAAAACTATATCACCAAGCTCAAACAGAAAGGCAAAATTGATTTAGCTACTAAAATAAGTCGAAAGAGAGAATATCTCGAAGACTTCATCACTGAGAAACAACAAGCATTGCAATAGGAGGTAGACGGTCGGCTAGCACGACTAGTCGGCCGATTTACAGAAAGAATATTATGCCCTCATATACATTGAAAGATACTAAGACTCAAGAAACCTGGGACACTATATGTACCTGGGATGAATTACAAGATATATTAGACGCTATGCCAGACGTAATTCAAGTACCAAGTACACCAAAGATTGTATCAGGTGTAGGAAGTACTTTGAGCAAAACAGATGATGGATGGAAAGAAGTTTTGAATAAAGTGAAATCCGGATCAGGCCGTAGCAACACAATAAAAACATAGTATGAGTAAACGTTTAAGTAAGAACAACTCTCTTACAGTTCGCATTGATGATTTGTTAGAGTATGAACCTATTACTGAAAATCAAAAGATTGCTTTTGAATCGTGGGAAGATGACGATAATCTGGTATTAGCTGGAACTGCAGGCACAGGTAAAACTTTTATAGCTCTTTATATGGCGCTAGAAGAACTTCTTGATTCAGATTCTTTTTTCCGTCGTATTGTAATAATTAGATCTGTTGTACCAACAAGAGACATTGGATTTCTTCCAGGTACCGCAGAAGAAAAAAAGGACATGTACAATATTCCATATAAGAATATTTGTGCTGAACTCTTTGGTGATGTAGGAGCATATAACAAACTCACAACAGCTCGACAAATTGAATTTGAATCTACATCATTTATTCGTGGATCCACGTTTGATGATTCTATTATTATTGTTGATGAGATGCAGAACCTTACGTTCCACGAACTTGATACAGTTATTACAAGAGTAGGACGTAACAGTAAGATTATATTTTGCGGTGATTATAAACAATCTGACTTTAAGTTTCAAGATGAAAAGGATGGTTTATTTAAGTTCATGGCAATACTAGAACAAATGAAAAACTTTTCAATCATACAGTTTGGTTGGGATGACATTGTAAGATCAGGAATGGTGAGAGATTATATTATGACAAAAGAAATGTTAGGATACGATTAATGATAACAATTTGGGGAGGACCAAGGTGCATATGGTGCGATAGAGCAAAAGCACTCGCAGAACAACATGCACTTGAGTACGAATACATTTTAGTTGATGGACCAAGGAAACTTCAGGAACTCACAGAAATATTGCCTGGAGCTCGAACGGTTCCTCAAATATTTTGGAATGATAAACATATAGGCGGATACACAGAATTCGCAGCTGAAATTGAAAACACACGCAACTTCGGACAGGAAAAAATCTAATGGCTAAGTTCAGTCGCTTTGATTCTCGTAATAAAAAACGTGGAAAACATAAGAAACAATCTATTCATAAAGATTTTAGAATAAAAAAATATATTAAAAACGAAAAAAACTATTTACATTCTTCTGAAAATATGGTAGAATACTACTATAATGAAGGAGAATATAATGATAGACAATTTAAACCGGGTGATACTTACTGACTGCGATGGTGTTCTCATGAATTGGGAATACGCCATGAATGTCTGGATGCAAACACAAGGTTATAAAATAGTTGAAGATGGTCAACAATACTATGATATGAAAGATCGATACAATCTTCCATCATCTATAAGTAGAAGATTAGTTAGACAGTTCAATGAATCTGCTGCTATGGGATTCTTACCTCCTCTTCGTGATGCTATGTATTATGTAGATCTTCTTCACCGTAAACATGGTTATACGTTTCATATGATAACCGCTCTTTCAAATAACGAACATGCTCAGATGCTTCGTATTCAAAATTGTAAAAAATTATTTGGTGAAACCGCTTTTACTAAATTTATCTTTTGTGACACTGGTGAAGATAAAGATGAAGTGCTAGAACCTTATCGTGACTCTGGTCTTCTTTGGATTGAAGATAAATTATTAAATGCACAAACAGGTGATCGACTAGGACTCGAAAGTATTATGGTAGAACATGCTCATAATATGAATAATGACGAGTTTCCAACATTTGCAACATGGAAGGATATCTATGAATATGTCGCTAGGTGAAGTACTTACACTTCGTAGTCAATGGGAAGAAATCGTAAGGTATCGTAAGTCTTATGAGCTGAGCCATTATAATGGTACTATAGATAATCTATATGCATTCATTGAAACCGGAGCTAAGAAGAATCGTTTTCGAAAAAACTTTGAGAATGCATTAGTTATCGCAAATAAAATCGTGAGTTACTATGAAGAGACTAATTTATCAGGTATACACAGGACCTCGTAAAAGATTATACGACCACTGTACAAAGTCTGTCGCTACTTACTGTGAAGAACATGGCATTGATCATGTTATACAAAGAGAACCTATCCTAAGAATCAAACCAGATGTATTTGCTACTAATCGCAGCAAAGAGTCCTATGGTAAACATGGCGGCTTTCTACCAATATATGAAAAAGAAAATGCATTTGCATACTTTGATCGTTATGATCAGATTGCGATTGTAGATGGTGATATATGGATCAGGCCAAACAGTCCTAACCTGTTTGACGAGTTAGATGAAGACACTGAATTTGCTGGTGTTATAGAAAGACAGATGCCACTAACTCAAAGATACTTCGACAAAATTACAAACTATTCTCATATGCAGTATGGATCATTAAAGCACGTTGATTGGAAGTGGAATCATCATGGTGCTGAGTTCTATAACATGGGTATGATGTTAATGAGTAAAAAAATACAAAAGTATTTACGTGGTCAAACTCCTCGAGAGTTTTTAATGCGTGCAAAGTTCAAAGGATTCATTGATGGATTAGGCGCGTGGAAATGGTCTACGGATCAAACACTACTGAACACTTGGGTAAAAGAAGAAAAGATGAAACAAAAACATCTTCATTGGAAGTGGAATGGCTTATTCAATGCTATACCACATGAGAAGATGCAACAGGCTCACTTCTTACATTTCTTTCATAAAGATTTAATTCCTAATGAAGGAGAAGATATTGAGCGACTAATGGAATTGGTAATATGAGATATTTAGAAATCGCTCCAAATGCAAACAGAGGATTGAATTGGGATAGTGTACGGGATGTACCTACTCCTGGTTGTATGGTATATGATATGCGTAAGCTTCCAATGAAGGGAGTTATGGATGATCAGTATAACGCAGTTTATAGTGAACACTTTGTTGAGCACTTAGAAAAAGATGAAGGCATAAACTTTTTTAAAGAAATGTATAGAGTAATGAAGCCAGGTGGTATCATTCGTACTGTGTGGCCTCCTATGGATTTTGTAGACTTTCTTAGGCAAGATCAAAACTTAGATGAACATCCTTTTGTACAACATTACTATCAATTTTATATTTTGAAACATAAGTTTGCACCACCCGGAACTGAACACCTGTCCAAACAACTTCAATGTGCTGAAGGACTTTTATATCAAGGTGGTGAACACAAACATCTTTGGTATAAGAAAGAAATGTTAGAAACACTTACTGAACTTGGTTTTAAAAACGTACAAGAAATGCCTTATGGAAAATCTGGAGTAAGAGACTTTAATGGTATTGACACTCCTGGCTTGATACGTAAGTTACACTCTGCAGTTGTTGAGGCAAGCAAACCTTGGTGAATATTGTACTACAACACTTTGATGGCGAGCTGCGGCCGTTAGATAAACTCTCGATGGCGAACATGCAAGAGTATGCTGATATGATTGGAGCTGAATATAAACTTGTTACTGGCAAACCTTTCAATCGAAGACTAACAGCACCCTGTCAAAAAGTACATATGATCTCAAAAGAGTTTGACGAGTACGATGATGTACTAATGGTGGATATTGATATGTTTGCACCTAAAGGCATGACTATTAATATCTTTGAAGAACAAGGTGTTGGAATGTACCACACCGTACAGAAGATGTTACATAGAAAAATAGTACAACAGTATCCTTTAATCACATCTTCTCGATCTCCTTATTGGGGCGGTGCAATATATAAAATGAATAAGAAATTAAGGGTAGCTCTAAGAGAAGCAAATACACCTCCAAACACATGGATGGAAAACTTTAATTTGCCATACCACTTTGAAGATGAAGGTATCTTTCATGTGTTAGCTCTAAGAGCAGGTATTAACTGGAGAAAAACACACTTAGATCCGAAGTGGTGTCAATGTAGTTTTCTTCCTAATCCAGAAAAGGCCGGGTTTATTCATATACGTACTAAGATTACTCCTCAAGGACCAAAGCGTGATAAGATGGAAAACTATCAACAGTTAGTAGATGAAGGTGTACTTTGAATATATTAGTTGTAGGTGCCGGTTTTGCTGGAGCTACGATTGCTCGTGAGTTAGCAGAAGCTGGCCATAAGATATGTGTAATAGATCAAAGAGATCACGTAGGTGGCAATGCATATGATTATGAAAATGAACATGGCATAAGAGTTCACAAGTACGGACCACATATATTTCATACAAATAATAAAAGAGTTTATGACTGGATAACCATGTATGGTAGGTTCGGTGAATACGAGCATAAAGTAAAGGCACAACTTTCTGATGGACGTTATGTTACTTTACCAGTCAATAACGAAACAAAAGATATTGTTGGCGAAGAAAATATCATAGATACTTTTTACAGACCCTACACCAGAAAGATGTGGGGATTGGAACTAGAAGATTTAGATAGCAGTGTTACAAAAAGAATACCTATACGTGATGATGATAACGAGTTATACTTTCCAAATGATGAGTATCAAATAATGCCGCTGTGTGGTTATACAACTTTGTTCAAAAGTATTCTAAATCACCAAAACATAGTTATACATTTAAACACGCCATTTGATAAAAGAATGGAAGAACTTTATGATCATGTATTTAACTCAATGCCAATTGATGTTTATTATGATTATGAATACGGTGAACTGCCATATAGATCTATAAAGTTTCATCATACACATTTACCGATGAATAAAGTCTTACCTGTACCTACTGTAAATTTTACACATGATGGTCCTTACACTAGAATTACAGAATGGAAAAACTATCCTTTTCACGGTATCAATTCTAATATGACTACACTTACTACAGAAGAACCATGTGATTATAAAGAAAACAATTATGAAAGGTTCTATCCGGTCAAAGATAATACTGGCGTTAATGCGGGCATATATAGAAAATATGCAGCCAAGCAATATAACAATCCTAAGATGACTTTTATTGGAAGATGTGGAATGTACACGTACATTGATATGCATCAGGCTATTAACTCATCTTTGCAGACAGCAAAGAAATTTATCAGGAGAAATAAATGGCAAACATAATATATCAATATTGGAAAGGTCCTATGAAGCCTGGTGTTATAGCTTCTACAAGACTAATGAAAGAATATGCAGACCGTATTGGTGCTGAATATAGATTTGACCATAACATTGAGATTGCAAGTAAAACTGTGAATGTTCCTATTTACTATGAACCAGCTAATCCTTTAGTTGATAAATCTTTTGATAAGTATGATAACGTTGCTTTAGTTGATATTGATGTCTTTCCTACAGAAGGCCTTGCTGATGATCTGTTTATGTTAAATGGAGAAGATGCTGGTATTTGCACAGAACCAAAGCAACCTTATTTCAGGACAATATATAACTCTGGTGGAATCAATAGTGTTATTGATAAAAGATGGGTGAGAGTTTGTGAACAAAAGTGGGGTATCAAGTATCCTACAGATGAGAAAGACAGACCAGAAGTATTCAATACTGGTGTTGTTGTTATATCAAAAAATGGTTTACAAAAGATGAAAAAGGAATGGCCTTCCTTTCAAGAGTATGTAAACAATATGAACGGATTTCCTAACTTCTATAGATTGTTTCAAGATTACTTTTCAGCGTTTATTCATTTACCAGGTTTTAAGTTAATGAGAATGCCAAATGAGTGGAACTGTTATATGCATAAAGTCGGCTCACATCCTAACGCTAAGATTGGTGACAATAGAGGAGAGAATCCTAAGTTAGTTCATATAATGTTTAGAACTGCAGATGACTGGCCTGAAGAAGCATTATGGCAAATAACAAATAAACCAATAAGCGAATGGAACTTACCGGTTAATGAAAACTGGCCGAATGATGGATAGAAAGAAGAGGTGATTAAGTGAAGTATGTTATAGATATCGATGGAACGATATGTAAAGAAGTTATCATTCCAGGTAGCGGTGGTAAAAAAGACTACGCAAATCATATTCCAATGTATGACAGAATTACAAAAATTAATAAACTTTACGATGCTGGACATACGATCAAGTATATGACAGCTCGCGGTGCAGTGAGTGGTAAAGATTATTATAACTTGACAAACAATCAATTAATCAAATGGGGCGCAAAGTTTCATGAATTAAGTGTTGGTAAAAAAGAACACTATGATGTGTGGATAGATGATAAAGCTTTTTGGAGTGAAAACTTTTTTAGAGAAACAGGCGAAACCTATGAATAGATTTATAGCTGCAATGGATCATAGCGGTGGAAGTACCGGCGGTGTACTTGAACGATATGGTCAAGAATATACAGAAGATGATAAGATGGATAAGATTCATGCCATGAGAATGCGTATGGTGAATAGTCCTATGTTTAATTCTGATAATATATGGGCAGCAATCCTGTACAAAGATACAGTTGACCGTGGCATGGTACCAATATTAAAACAAAAAGGAATTCAGGCTTATCTAAAAATTGATAATGGTGTAGAAGAAAATGGTTATCTAAAATATTTTAGATGGGATGACATGGTTGACTATGCTCAAGAACATGCTTGCACTGGTACGAAGATGCGCAGTATTCTAAAAGACGTAAAGGATATTGACATGATATTATCTCAGCAATTTGCTATTGCAGAGACAGTATATAAAGGTGGACTCATGCCAATCGTAGAACCAGAGATTCCAATTGATCATCCTATGAAATCGGTATATGAGTGTAAGCTTCGAGACGAGTTAGCCGAAAGATTAGATGCATTCCAAGGAAAGTGTATACTTAAACTTACATTACCAGACATGGATAATTTTTATAGCGACATCATGAAACACGATAAAGTTATGCAGATTGTTGGACTTAGCGGTGGATATACGACAAAAGAAGCGTGTAGACGTTTGGCTTGTCAATCTGGTATGAGTGCTAGTTTTTCCAGAGGATTGAGCGAAGGTTTAAAATATGGTCAAACTGAAAGCCAGTTTAACGATAAACTAAAAGAAAATATCTTAATGATAAAAGAAGCAATAGAAAAATGATTAACAGCGAACTAGGTCATTGCAAGACCGTAAAAACATTTAACAAATCTATTAGAGAACAGCAAGAAGAAGCACATGGTAAAGACTACTGTGCTATCCATGATGCTATTACGAAATACATGAAAGACTGTAAGAGTTATATGGAACTTGGTACACACCAAGGTGGCACTGCTTCTGTGGCCATGTTATGTAAACCAAGCAGAGTTTATCTTGTAGATATTGACTTTACAAAATATAATAAGTTCCTCAAACCTCTTGCAGAGAAATGGTGTGATACAAATAATATAGAATTAATTGTCAATCAAACTGACTCTACTGGTTTCGGTGCTATTAACATGACTGATATGTTAGTCATTGATAGTTATCATCATCCCAATCATCTACAAAAAGAACTAGACATGCATGGTAGAAACGTTAAGAAGTATATTATAGCTCATGATACTAGCATTCTTCATGGTAAAATGAATGACAGTTTATTTCAAGTATTAAATGCTTGGGCTGCAAAGAATCAATGGAAAGTTCTAGAACGTGTTACTAAAAATGTAGGGTATACAGTCATCGGTAAGAAGTAATGATTGCTTATAGTATTGTCATAAAAGATAATGAAATATCTGAAACAGGATTTAATAATTTAATTGAATCTTCGAAAAGAGTTGGTAATGATTTTGAAATTGAAAAGTTCAAGGCTATTACACCAGATGATGTAAAAGAAGTTCTGTTGGCTCATAAACTGCAATGGAACTATCCTTGGGAAGGAACTGTCACTGACTTTAGTTCTGGACTTACCAAACGAGCATACCAAACAAGAAGTCCAAAGGCAAGAGTTGCTTGTGCATTGAGTCATTACAGATTATGGAACATGTGTTCTAATTTAAATAAGCCAATACTTATTCTTGAACACGATGCAATGTTTACAATAAAACTTGATTTCAATATGAATGATTCAAAGTTTAATATTCTTGGAATTAATAATCCAATAGGTTGCACATTTAAATCACGTGATTACTATCAAACTATTTTAAATGATGATAGGTACCAACAATCAGTTCCTCGCTTAGCACCTGCAAATGTTCCACAAGGTTTAGCTGGAAACTCAGCATATATAATTAAACCAGAAGGTGCTAATAAACTTATTAGTCTCGTAAAGGAATTTGGTCTCTGGCCTAATGATGCAATCATGTGCTATCAATTAGTTCCTAAACTTGGTGTCACTCGCAAATTCTATACTAGTGTTCAAAAGCTAAAGAGTACTACAACACAATGAAAAATTTTGTAATTACTATCACTGATATTGTAAGATCAGTACAAACTGCAAGACGGTGTGTCAAATCTGGCACTAAGCACGGTATGAAGATTGATATGTATGATGCAGTTACTCCTCGAAACATAAACGTATATCGTATGATGGAAGCTGAAGAACTCGATACACATGGTTTTATTGAAGAATATTCAAGACTTGAAAATTGTATCGCTGCTTTCTTATCTCATTATAGCTTATGGAAAAAGTGTATAGAAGATAATGTCACTTACACTATCTTCGAGCATGATGCATTTATCGTACAACCAATAAGTGATTCACTTCTCTTTGACAAAGTAATTTCATTAGGCAAACCTTCCTATGGAAAATATCATACTCC